GTATTAACACAAGGAATGTTGATAAACAATTAAAGATTAATTCAAATTAACATATATAATTTACTATACTTCGACTCATGGCAAAGAAAAACAAGAACGCTAAAAAGCCAAAGGGTCATAGACGAGGGGGGCATAAATTAAAGAGTGCATTAGAAGCGTATTGTTTCGATAGGCTAAAGGATAGCAAGTTAAAATTTAACTACGAAGGAGAGACATTCTATTTAATGGATGGGTTCCGCTATCCTAGTGTGTATCACAAGATGACTAGAGGCAAGAATGTTATGACAGATAACACTAACAAAGCCGTACTAGGAATTAAGTACACGCCAGATTTTGTTTCACATGAACACAAGTTTATAATTGAAACGAAAGGTTATGTGCCTGGACAGCACACCTTCCCTCTCAGGTGGAAGCTGTTCTTGCGCTATCTGATCGACAAAGGGATGGATGATTATATGCTGTTCATCCCTAAGAACAGAAAACAAATTGATGCTACAATCGAAATAATAAAAGATGAATTATCAAGAGCTGAGTAGGCAGTACTCAATATCCTGCGAAGAGATACAAAGGACAACTACAATGTTGTACGAGGAGATTCATAATGCCAATGGCAATCCGATCAAAGACTGGGAGAAAATCATAGACAAAGTAAACAAGTATAGGCAAGGAATAAAGGCTGAGACTGATCACATTATCTCAACATGTCAAGATTACAACGAAGCTCTTTCTCAAGAATGAATATCAAGGAGAATCGTAAAGCCTTTTGCAATGAGCTGTACGCTAAGCACGATCAGCTAGCTAAAGAAGCTTCTACGAAACACCTTGAGCCACTTGGCTTCAAAGTATCAGAGCCGGAGAACAGATACATTCAAGACTTAATCGCAGAAAGAGAGGATCAATCCTTCATGGTGGAGACTGAGGTCAAGCTAGTTTGGAGAGGCGATGTCTTCCCCTATGACACTGTTCAATTACCTCAGCGTAAGGAGAAGTTTTTTTTAAGAAAAACTCTTTTCTATATATGGAACAAGCCCCTAACACATGCAGCTACCTTTTGGAGTCATAAGATTAAACATCTTAAACCCGTAGAGGTTAGCAATAAATATATACGTAAGGGTGAGTTCTTCTATCAGATACCCCTTGAACTTGTAAAGTTTATTAAGCTATGAACTACTGGACTAGCACAATGTCTTACGCCCCTTGGGACTGTGAGATATTCATAACTCAATCTGGACTACTCACCCTTCTTTACTGAAGCTCCGTAATAGTAAGCGAAGATGTTACCAATAACAACACCCTCAATCATACCCATCAAGTGTATGAACAGCTCGTTCTCACGAACAGACTCGATGTATACCACAGCGTAGATTGTAAATAGGAATGAAGTAAGCCCGACAATTCCTGTGATGATCATCATCCAATCACTCTTTCCCGTAGCCTTAGCTAGCTCCACTTCTCTGTTACGTGCAGACGCACGATCAGCAGCCTCCAATTCAAAAGCCATCTGCTCGAACTCTGCCTCTTGCTCTGGCGTTACATCTGGATCACTGCTTATTAAGTTCTTGACAACACCAAGGTAGCCTTGATCTGGCAACAAGTCACCAACTATGTCTAATACTTTCGGAGCTTTCTCCTTTAGCCACTGACCTATCTTACCGTCTTTTATCTTTTTCTTTTCACTCATATCTGTACAAAATAATAAAAAGTTATTTCATCTTGGCCAACAACATCTAGTGTCCAAGTGTATATGTCTTCGTAGCCTGAGTAGTTAGGTTCATTAGACTCGTCATACGGAGTACGGTGCATCCATCCAAAGCTAATGTTTGAATCAGATCCTGTGTACGTTAACCACGTATTCCCCTCTCCAAAAGTTTGGAAGGGAGTGAAGTCTGCAAACGAAGGATGCCCAGGCTGAGGATTTCCAAACCCACTAAGGTTCAGCAACACATCTTCTGTGTTCACTTGCTGATCATCATTCAAGTCAAACTCAGAGGGTGGTGAATTAAAGGCTGCTAGAAAATCATTATTGACAGCAGTGTTAAAGTGGTAGGTGTTGCTGTCCGGATACTCTGCCCTGAAGCAATAGAACTCACTACCCAACAGCTCCTCTAGGGAGGAGCTTGATGACCTAGTCTCAAGGTAAGGCATAACGGATTCTTTCTTGCATGAGCCTAGCATTAACACAACCATGATGATGATAGCGTAAGCCACCTTGCTCAGATCAATTCTTAAAGCTTCTTTCATTTCTCTAGAAGTCACTCATTATAATTTCATCAACAGCATCCTGGACGTCATCTCTATTGGCGTCAATCTGCATCATGATGTTTGCTTGAAATCTTTTTACTTCTTCACCTTCATTAAAGACAATGATGGTAGGCACTACAACTATCTTGAATTCAGCTTGGAGCTGTGGAGATGTAGCAATGTCAACTCTATCGGTTGTGCAGTCGTTAAGCTTTTCAATCCAATCAACACTGTTCTGTTTATTAAACGCAGCGTTAAACTCCACAACAACAATTCCATCTGTAGATAGGTTGGGGGGATCAACCTTTGGTATCGATACAAGTAGCGCTCCAGAAAAAACAAAACAAGAGAGCAGACTAAGTAACAAACCTTTCATAATTTTATTATTTAAGTTTATCTATTTTCTCTTCGATCCTCTTCATGTCCTCCTTGATCTCACCCACATCTTCTTGTGTCGTCATAATAGTTTGACGTATGAGCTGATCCTTCATGTCGAACTCCATCCGTGTTACCTCTGGGTCAGGAGGTATGGGTAACTCTTTAGCCTCAGCAATATCAGCTTGCAATACAAACCACATACTAATAACAGTAGCCATAACACCCCCAATACCAGCAAGTGTTTTGACACTTACTTTAAATCCAGTTTCTTCATTAAGCTCTTTCGCCATCTCTTATCTTTTACCACCGTGATATTCCACAGCATGACCCTCGTCTATCAATAGTTGATTCACATCAACCATACTAATTGAATGCTCACTATCTACATGAAGCTGTCCTAAAACTCTCCCGAACTTACCTACTCCATGAGAGTCTAGATGTATCTCTTTTGCGCTCTCTAATATCTCTATCAGCCTTGCCTTAGCAGCTAAGCCTTTCTGCTTCTCTTCTATATCTCTAGTCCTGCATTCAGGCGTATTGATACCAGCAAATCTAATTCTTTTCTTGGTTGTAATATCGAAGCCTAGATCAATGTGAGCATCTATAGTATCACCATCAACAACCCTATCTAATGTTATCTTGTACTCGTACATACTTAAAGTATTACATAGTTAAGACCAACTGAGAAATCATACCACTGCCTATCCCAATACCTATTGTATTTACCCTCAAGGTAAACACCTAAACTCTTACTAAATCTCTTTCCAAATATAAGACCTCCTGAGAAATCAATCCATTGCTCTTCATCATTGAACCCACTGTAAGAGTATTCCCCATTTGAGTCTAGGTGGTAAGGCAAAACATTGCTCCAACTGTGCAACCAAAAGTCATCTGTGTAGTGATACAAGTCATATCCCACCACAAGAGAATGCACCCATTGGTTAGGTAGCTCGCTTCTTTTTCTGCTGACGTAATCACTTAGCATTTGAGGGACAACGACAGCCTCCCAAACCTCAGTACTGTTTGCAACAAGCTCTCCATTAGGTGAGAAGAACTCTGAGTTGTTTACATCAACAGTGTACCCTTCCTCTAAAGCAAGAGCTGTGTAGTGAATCTGTCCGGTGGGTAGTACCCAATCATTCAATGGGTTGTATCCGTATGGCTCAGAGATACGTTGAACAGCGCCTAGATTAATACTAAGTTTACTGCTAAGGTTAACTCTGAATCTTTGTGATGATTCAAAGTACTTAACATCTGCAAAGTTATCTTCTATGTACTCAGCCTTAGCAATCCAGTTCTTAGCTACATATCTAACGAAGTGATCTTGATTAAAGAAAGACTTTCCTTGCTGTCTCTTCCAATCTACCTCAGACAAGAACTCAAAGCCCTTGATCTTTCCTATAGTAGCAGCATCTGAGTAAGACTTTTCAGTACCATCATAGAAAGCATTCGCTCTGTTCTCATATCCAAACCTAGCTATCTTCCTAACCCCCGCTGTTATAGCGTAATCAAAAGGAGTTTCTACAATATCAGTAGTCAGTCCATTAGATACCCCATACACATTACTAGGAGCTAGTGAATTGTTACCGCTTGCCCCAATATAAAAGGTAGAGAACTTAACTATCTTCTTTAGCGACTGCCCGCTTGCAGACATGAGAAGTAAACAAGTTATAATAGTCAGTATATATCTCATTGCTTGATAATTCTTTGACAGTGAATTCTTTCCCCAACTTTTACTTGCACCGTATAAACTCCCGCAGGGTATTCTGATAGATCTAGCTTGTCAGATAAACTTGAGTCTATTAAAATTTGACCAGACATATTATATACGCTTGACACTGTAGGTAGCGTAGACTTTACGTTTACTATACTTGTTGTAGGGTTTGGATACAAGCTTAAGTATAGGTATGACTGATCCCCTATCCCAACATAGTTGTCTCCACAGTATTGGTAAAGGCTAGCACATGAGTCATCCCAATCACTATCACAGCAGTAAGGGTCTACTTCAATCACCCAAGCGTAACAAGGGTCATTAAGCCAGTAAGGTTCGCCTGGGCCACCATAACATCCTGCATCATATAAACAAGTATCAGTGCTAGTATTAGCATCTGCATTATAGTTGTACGCATCTTGATCCATACAGCCTTCAACCACTTCAATGCACGAACCATTGTCTGTATTAGCCATTGAATCGTAATTAAGAGCAGCCATATCAGTACACCCATATATATAGGGAATGCAGCTAAAGTCCTCTGTATTCGATAATGGATCGTAGTTGAACATACTAGAATCAGTACAGCCATATATGAAAGGAATACAATCGTCAGAAGCATTTGCTAAAGCATTGAAGTTAAACATCGTTGAATCCATACAGCCATAAACGAAAGGCTCACACTCTCCATCATCGGTATTAGCTTCTGGATTATAGTTAAACATTGTGGAGTCTGTGCATCCAAATATAAATGGAATGCAACTGCCGTCATCTACATTAGCAGAAGGAGTGTAGTTATATGCTAATGGATTAGTACAACCAAGATCAACAGCAACACATCCCCCATTATCTACGTTAGCCTCTTCGTTATAATTAAAAGCTGTTGAGTCAGTGCATCCAAATACCGCTAGTGTCTGACAGCTCCCGTCATCATAGTCAGCCTCAAAGTCTTGAATATAATACTCTAAGTAGCCTGCTGATGTACACCCCGGAGAATAGTAACAGCTCCCGTCATCGGTGTTAGCAGTAGCTGCGTAGTTAAACGCAGACTCATCCATACATCCGTAAGCAAACGGTATACAAGTGTTACCACAATAAGGTTGGAACTCATATACAAAAGGGAAGGCATTAACAAAAAACTGAGGCACTTCAATAACAACTTCTCCTTCAGGATTAGTTATCTTAAACCCGCACTGCTGTATAGTGTTTATTGATTGAGAGTTAGCAAAGAAATAAACTTGAGCTTCATCAATAGAGTTTAATGGAATGGAGTAACTTTTCTCAAACCCATCATCAGGACTCATCTCGTACTGTGAAGACAGCCATCCCTCTTGGTAAACCCCTAGCCAGCTTCCGAACCAACCATCGCCTACACCGTCAGTGATTGTCAGAGTAAAGTCACACGCAATTACCATGTCCTCCACATTTGCATCTGGGTTGTAGTTGTACTGCGTATTATCCATGCACCCCTCGATTACTAGTGTTGAACAGCTTCCATCATCTATCGTAGCATCTGGTGAGTACTCTATGTAATCAGAGTCAATACATCCCTCAATATCAAGGTCGCCCGCACAAGCCAAGACCTCAAAGAAAATTTCATCTTCATATCCAAAGTCAACATTCATTGGGTTAGTAAAGTAATAGATTGAATCACAAGAACCTACAACAGCAGTCCCATCAACACCACCAAACTGAGCAGCATTCAATCCATCCCCATAAGTATCTGTAATCTCAAACTGTAGTGTTGATCCTACTGAGGCGCATACTGCTGTCTGAACTGGGATGCCTGGAGTATCATACTCGCCTGGTAATACCTCATAAATAGTTTCAGCATTCGTTTGATCATACAGCTCCCAAGCTGTTTCAGAAGGGTAGCTATCTGGTACTATCGTAACTATAATTGGAGACTCCCCAGACTCACACTCTATTGCTATAGGTAAGTCACAAAATCCTAAATCAAAGTTTGCCCAAGGATTCCAGTTGTAAGCCTCTGGATTTGTACATCCTGGAATAGCCCCACATGGCAAGCAGCTTTCCCAACAGAATGGGGGAAGGACAATGTCTTCGTCCCCAACAGTTATTTGTCTATTGATAAAACCAAACTCATCAAAAACAAAACAGCCCGACTCATTAACTCCGTCAGGAAACTCTTGATACTCCCAGTTATTAGAAGAGAACTTCCATAAATAGCTACCCGCAGATAAAGGAACTGTTACTTCCCAAACCCCGTTACCATCAGGATCTTCCAACTGATTACAGTTTCCACACCACCCATTGAAAGTACCGTTTATCTCAGGATTAATTATTTCTGGAGGGGCTTCGTTTAAGTCTAGTTGAAAGGTTACATCTACTGTAGGTAAGTCACAAGGAGCAAGAGTAAAATCATACTCCACCATCTCTGACCCAAAGTTGTAGTCCTCAAACAGAACTCCTTGACATTGATTCTCAGCAGAGAAGAATCCACTACCATAGTCACAACAGATTCCATCCCCAAACTCATCAGTCATTGTGAACTTGTAAGGAAAAGGAGAAGCCTCCATTAAGAGCCTCTCTGTTATAGTGGTGCTAACGTAGTTAGTATAACCGTAGTCATCATCAGATAGAATGGTATCCGGCCCTTGAGTAATAGCCCAAGCTGTTTCTTGTGGGTACTGATCAAATCCAATGGTTAAGTCTATGTAGGAAAATTGAGCTGTGCTAATTAATCCTAATAGAGACAGAAGGAAAGTTAACAGTATCCTCATTATGCGTGATCTATATATGTGATAGATACATCCTCTCCATTTTCAAGAGCCTCAGCTATTGGTGGGTACACATCAAAGTAAGCCTGAGTAGACTTACCTATGAACCCATCCTTCGTATCTTTATTGCTCGTCTGAGTTTTACCAAGCAATAAGCAACCACTAGTATGCTCGTCAGTATTACCGCAATGAATAAGTATATACTGGAAATTAGGTACGTCACGCACCCATAGCATACCCTTGTGAATGTCCTTGAATCTCTTTGCATACTTAGCGTTAAATCCCCCAACTGTTCTTAGAGTAATCCTATAAGTACCCGAAGGAATCCTAGTCTCATGCATTACTTTCTCATCTCTCTCTTCGTCCTCTAGCGTGTAAGCCAAGAAATCTCTACTGCCATCTGTATTTACTTTATACAGAACTCCATTTGTAGAATCAGACTGCGAGCTTATTCTTAATACTTCTAGTTTCATAATGTTATTATTAATCTTCCTCAATTGGGTTTCTGTATAGGATGTTTTTATAAGTCTCCAACTTACCTGGACTCATAACGCTAAGATAGTTATCAAGCATTAATTGAAATACTTCAGCATCCTCGTCAGAATAGTTACTTGTAATATCATCTATAGCGTTTCGCCTTAACACCTCTACACTTTTTGAGTCAGCCTTGGAGATGTTTTTGACATCTCTTATGAACTTACCATAGTGATCAGGAAATTTTTTCTTTAAGTAAGACTCAAACCCAGCGATCTTTCCACCAGATTTAATTTGTCTATAAGCTTTAGCAAGAGCCGTAGGATCATTTGGATCTAGCTCTTCAAGCTTACTACGCAATATCTCAGGAGCCATGTCAACCCCGTAGTCTTCAATCAAATCAAGACCATCCTTTTGATTTTTTAATAAATCAAAGTAAAGTGTTTTCTCATAAGACAATAGTTCGAAGTCACTCTTAAGGGCTCTACGTTTAGCTTGATCATCTAGCTTCTTTGTCATACTAGAAATTTCCTTAACTCCAATACCACCAAAAGCCGCAAGCTGTTGGATGCCAGTGAATATTAAGTGCATCTTCATCTTGTCTTTATCCTCTGGCCTTACGTAGTACTTCTTTCCTGTAGATGAAGTTATATATCCATCAGCATTAAATGTCTTTAAGTTGCTTAATGGCTCTATAGTTTTCTGTATAGTCTGCCCATAAACACCTAGATTATTAAGAATAAAATTAGGCTTGTCCACTGAAGGACTAAACGTGTATTCAGGTATACCTCTACCAGACTCAACCCACCTCTTAAACCCATCATCATAAGTGTCTGATTCAAGAACCTTAAAGTCTTCTGTTAGGTTTGTTGTTGCGGGGAATAATACGTACTTATTAAAGCTGTGTATTGCTGCGTCATTAAGCACAGGAATATCTGGAACAGGATTAATGTCTTGCAATATTCTGCCAGCATAATCATAAGCCTTGCTGTTCTTTTTCTTTAAGTCCTCAGCCTCTTCATCATCATCAAACAATAACCAATAACCTATTTGATAAAGAGTAGGCAGTAAAGCAATCTTTGCAGCATGGAACACCGCAGCTTCAGTTATTATTGAAACCATTTCTTTAGCTCCCTCTGCTTTAGTAGAGGCATCTTCACCAAGCCTAAGCTTCATTCCGGCAGCATTCATACTAGCCTTCTTGTTGTATGCAAACCTTTGATACCTAACGAATATCTCTCTAAGCAACTGAACCACAGAGTCATCTTTTTGGAAGAACTCAGTTTGCTCTCTTCCTGTAGATGGCCCTTGTGTAGCACTCACTGTTGCATTAGCGTAATCAAGGGCAGCCAAGGCTGTCTTGTCTCCCTCTTTTACAAGCCTCGCTTGCTCATTGTAATCTATCTTGTCATAGCTATCAACAACCCCCTCATTAATAAGGTAGTCCCCGTAGTAAGTAAAGAACCCCGCAACAGCAGCTAGCTTGTCAGTCTTGACTAGATTTCTTAAAGAGAAATCCCTCATTTTATCTACAGCCCCTCTGAACTTTCCTTTGTCGTACTCCATCTGACCACTAGCAGCATTAAGAAGCCCCTCTTGGTAATCCCTTCTGAAGACAGAAGACTGCTGAAGTAGTGCATTCTCAGCATCACTAAGAACAACGTAGTCTTTCTTGTAAAGCTTATCCCTCTTTAAAGACCTCATCCAAAGGTTCTTATACATCTTTGTTTGATGCGCTATTGCTTGACCAGGATTAAAGGAATAACCTATAACATTTAACAAAACTGTACTCTGTACTATAGTTTGATTGATAAGCCCACCAAAAGCAAGGACATCTGAGGCAGCACGAAGGGCCATAATTGGATTAGGGAACGACCTACCAAACACTTTAATTTCTGGCTTGAGAGCAAAGAATGTGTTAGTCCTATCCTTTGATATAAGCTGAGACAGCTTAGCCTTAAGACTAGACTTAGTTTCACTATCATCAATCAGCGAGTTAAACTCATCTGAATTATAAGTCTTTACTATTGCGCTTACTGTAGATGCTGTCTTTTCTAGGATTATATTTTCTTGGATAGCACCCATGTTAGACACATAAAAGTCTAACCCTAACACAGTTCCTTCACCTATAGCTTGTGGATTTCTTTCTATAGAAGCTCCGGCTATCTTCTTCATGTTGTCTATGCTAGAATTAGACAAGCTCTCCATAAGAAGAGATCTAGTGTCTAGCACTTCATCAAGAGCTGCATTGCCAGTTTGCTTCCTTACATCAAAGTGAGTGTAGTTATCCTCATGCTTTAACTCCTTACCTAAGAACCTATTTACATATCCTTCAAATGAAGCTGTGTTTCTAGTGTGCATAGACGCTATAAAATCAACCATTCGAACAATGTCACTCTCCCTTTCAGAGGTTACTTTGTCTATAAGCTCATTAAGATCAGCAGTACCAGAGAACAAGAAATCACGTGCCTCCTTCATTTGCTCAATAGTGTCTTTATCAAACACCCTCTTTTGAGCTTCGTTGTATTCTATAGTGTTGTCTAGTGCATCCCTAAGATCATTATACCATTGTGCTTCTAGCTTAGTCTCTGGCTTTTGTCTAGCCATTGAGAAGATGGTCATTAATACTTGATCAAATGAAGTCTTAACACTATTGCCCTCCTCTTCACTTATAGAATTAATCTCATCAACCAATAACGAATCATACTCAGCTATAAGTTGCTCAGCATTTTCAAACCTATTGTACAGCTTGTCAAGCATTAAGCCTCCCCTAACCTCAGTCAACTTCTTTCTGTTTACTTGAGGGAACATCTGCCTTGTATAATTCTCTAAGCTAGTAATCAACTGATCTGAAATACCTAGCAAGGTTGGTCTTCTAGCTTTTACCCTTGGGTTGTTATCCTTAAACTCTGCTAATCTATTCCTAGCATCAAGAGCATCAAAGTACACACGTACATACTCAATACCATACGCATCCCCATTCAGAACCATAGAGTCTAACTTGAACTCTAACTGAATGAGAACCCTTTGGTCAATGCCCATCATTCTTTTAGTGAGAGCGTCAGCGTCATACGAATCTATATCACTTATACCCAAGATTGATCTTACGTCAGGGTCTTGCAACAGCCTATCTAGATTCTTTTGAATGACCGGAAGTAGACCATCTTTGATGATGGTTTCTTTTTTAATCTCCGCTAACTGAGACTGCTCTTCTGACAGCTCATCGATAGTAGTCTCAAGGTCTATAGGATTATCAATGCTTCTCTCATTGTCTGGGTTAGCTTCGTTCCACTCATCAATACGATCTTGTATTCTTTTAAGTGAAGCAGATAGCAAACCTCTTTCATACTTCTCAACAAGCTTAGCCTTCTCCTCTTCAACGGTAGTCTCGATACCGTTCTTAGCTGCTCTCTCAACAGCTCTTTCTGCTGCTCTAGTAAACTTTAGATCCCTGCCGAAAGCTTCAATCTCTGAGTAAGTATCTGCAAAAGCTTGGACTTGAGAAGCCGTAAGTCTGTTCTTTGTCGTTACCTCAATCTCACCAGTCTTCTTGTTTTTTCTGACTGTTATATTTTCGACAGTCTCTAGAGTTTTATTTAAGGCTTTTAAAAACTCCCCAATGTTTTCTACTGATATAAGATTAGCATCTACGTTAGCTAGCTTTGTAGCAGGTAAAAGGTAAGCTGTCTTTGCCTTCAAAGCCTTACCCTTCTTGGTTGCCTTAAGCTTTCTCTTTATCTTAGCCATGATCTGCTTAGCCTTTGCAACACTATCGATATAATCTTGCATCGCTTGCTTCTTGTCTTGAGCATCAAAGATCTTAGACATCCTTTCTATAAAGGTATCCATGAAAGCATCACCTTCCTTAGCTAACCTTTTAGCGCTAACTTGATTAGCACTCATCGCAATCTCGAACACCTTTGTAATCTGGGCCGCAGTAAACTTAACCTTAAATTCCTTTGATCTCTCGTTAATAAGCGCCCTAGCTTTCTTCCTAAACTCAGCTACAGTCTTAGCCTTTTCTCTTATTTCGTTAAGCTCTTTCTGTAAGTCCTTAGCTTCAGTAGTCTTTAGTTTTAAGTTCTTTTTAAGAACATTAACTACAGTCTTTTGAATTTGCTTCTTACCCGCTACACGACCCTTCTTGAAAAGCACAGCTTGCTTATAGGTAATCTCTGCTGACTCCTTAGACAAGCCGTTGTCAATGAGGATCTGTATAATCTCTTTTTTATTCTTCCTAGAAAGGTGAGGGAACAAAGTATCTTGACCGCTTTTGTCAATAGACACAACAGGATTCTTTCTTCTCCCATCTCTTTGAACAGAAGGATCTGCTACTCCTTGTTCAATGAAGTCAGCGACTAAGCTGATAAGGCTGTCTTGAGCTTTTGCAACACTCCTTACAGATGAAGGATCTTCACTAACGGATTTGATTTCAGAAATTATTGACTCTAAGTTTTCACCAGTGTAAATGCCACCAACATCTCCAGCAGCAGTTTTAATCTTAGCTGACTTCGAAAGAGACTCTATATCTGCCCCTTCTTTTGCTAGGCTTTGAAGAACATTGTTTGGGACAATGTCTGCTACGTTATATATACCACTAGGTATGCCTACAAACTCACCAATGATAGTGTTAGCATAAGTGTCATGGTCGTTAGCATTCTCCTTTACGCTAGTAGGCTTTAGTATAGAAACAATATCACCATACTTTGCGTCTAGCTTTGACAGATACTCATCCCTAATCAGATCGTTAAACACATCTTTCTTAGGAACCTTAAGGTCATCGTGAAGGAACTTATGGAATTCTAGACCATGCTTTTTACCCGCACCCTCATGGAGCATTAACTCCACAACACTTTTTCTTATTGGATAATCAGCTAGATCTTTCCCGTTTTCATTTAAACCCTTAAGCACCGTAGACCACTTCTTCGTGTTGCTAACGGGAGCCATTTCACCCTTAGACTTTTTCTCTTCCTTTAAAAGCTCATTAGTAATCTTAATAAACTCATCGAGAGAACCATCAGTAATTTCAACACCGCCAAACTCTTTGCCGATGTTGTTCTTCATTCCATTTTCAATCTCAGCAAATAAGGTGTTTATAGATCCCTTAGAAAAGTTGTGACCACTATTAGGTGATCCAGCCATAATGAAAATAAAATCCGCTTGCTCAACTCTAGTAGAAAGAGTATTCATAGATAATCCAGAAGCCCATACAGCATTCTCGGTATCTATGTCCTCAGCAACAGAAAACCCTACACCACCAAGCAATGAATTTTTAACACCAGTCTCAGGGTTAAAATACTCACCTCTTTTAAGTTGATCCCCCATCCAAATCCAAACATTTGGAGATCGACCATTATCCTTCTCAAAGTCACGAACAAGGTTGGTTATATCTACAACCTTTTCATTAGCCATGTATGTATCAGAAACATCTATCTGCTGTTTCTTTGGCGCATCCCCAAGCACTCTAGAATTAATAGAGATAGGAGTATCAATAATAGCCTCTTGATTATCTACGCCATCAACAATTTCCTCAGTTATTTTTTGGAACTTAATGTTCTTAACATTCTCCTTATCCCCAATATTGAATTCAAAACGTGGATCTGCGACACTAATCTTCTCAGTGTTCTTCGCTAAAACTAAAGCTCCAATCTGAATGATTTCAGATGCAGTAGAAACAGGTAATCCATCACGCTTATCGTAGAACCAACTATGCCTAAACGGATTCATACCCACTTGAACCCACCCTTCTTGTACACCAATTTCTTTCTGATCTACATTGTATTCAGAACCAGCCATAATTTCTTCAGCCCTAGCCTTAAGCTCTGCTGAATCGTGGTTCACGTTATCCCCAAACATTCTAGCAATAGTAGTTTTATCAAGTCCCATTGCAATTTTGTAAGCAGCCCTTGGTGTAGAGTCAAACGTAGCGTTTGTAATCAAAGCTGTTTGAGCGTACCCTATAATCTTTCCTCCAAGGTAAGGTGATCTTGCTTCAGATTTTTTACCTTGATGTGTAGACACTACCCAAGTGTCGTATTTATCATATGCACTAATGTCTAACCTTAAACCAATGTAGTATGATTCAGGTATCTGCTTGTTTACGCCAATAATACCAGAGTCTAGCAAGTTCTTTTTAAGCGCACCAGCCATGTCTAATACACTCGGTATCTCTGGAACAGAATCAAATAGTCTAATTGGGGAATCTTTGCGAACAGTTTCAAGATACTCTTGCTGAGTAATTTCTCCATCAGTATATTCTTGAAGTCCATTTACAATTGTTGGTACTCTCTTTTGTCTTTGAGACTCTGGTAGTTTAAGTTCAGATTTCCTTTGTTCTATATCTGCTTCTGTTAATCCAGTAGCATCTAAGAGAGATTGAAGACCAGGTCTTTGAGAAAGCTCCTCTATTACTTGAGCCTTGCTTTCAGCGTCATCATCTGCTTGCTTAGTAGTAGTCTCATCTACATCAACATCCTCAGTAACCTCAACCGCTGCATCAATATCTTCAACAGCCTCTACAGCCTTTCCTTCACGAAGCTGTCCTGTAGCCTTCTCAATAGCGTTCACTACATCTTGTAGCTTAGCTCTATTATTGATCTTGTCTACGTCTATGTTGACTCCGATCTTACCTAGTGCCGGAGCTATGAAGCTCATAAAGCTGTCTATGACTCCCTTCTTAAACTCTATAGATACGTTCTCCGAACTAAGATCACCAAGCAGCTCAACCAAGAACTCCTCACCAAACAAGTCTGGATTCTGCTCAATAGTTTTAGCTAAGTTCTTCTCATCGATGTTTACATCTCGATCACCAACATAGCCTCTCAAGAAGTTCGCATACCTAGCTCTAGCATCTCCCTTAACTCCTTTTGCTAACGCTGCCGCTAGCTTAGCTACTTTACTAACCCCAAGATTTTCTAAAACAAAATCGTGATAGGCTTCGTGGTATGCAGTGTTGTTTTTAATAGCAGGCGCAAGCAAGTGTATCTCGCCCTTACCTTTCCAAACCCCTCTAGATGGAGCTTCACCAGTTCCTTTAATAAACGAATCAGCAGTCTTATGAATAACTAGCTTAGGCTTCTTACCCGTCTTAGGGTCAACCATCTTTGATAAAGCCTTAACAACCTTAACAGCATTGACTAGTCCATCTCTAACTGCCTCTACAGTGCTAACCGTAACAGGGTCGAGCCCCATCTTAACCTCTAAGTCAGCATCTGAGATATTAGAATCTAATATGTTATCTAGTACTTCATCTGCATTTCCTTCGGTAACGGTAACAGAATCTTGATCACCAAACACTTCACCATAACCACCAAACCTTTTATCTAGCTTAGTAGCTGCTGTAAAAATCCTACGCCTTTCTGACTTAATGTCAATCTCAAAAGCAGCATCATACTTAGACTCAATAGAACTACGCTTCTCAAGAAGTCCACCCATCTCTTCTCGAATCTCAGCCTTCCTTTTACCTTTAGACTTAGTGTGCTCAATAGCTAGCCTAGTGATGTTGTTTTGTAAGCCTACAAGCTGATCAAAGTCTCCTTGATTCTCCTCAGATATTTGCGTGTAGAACGCTTCTCTGTCTCTCTCAATATTACTTGCATCCTTAACAGCCTTTATAATTCTTTGACCTATGGTAGCCCTACCCTCTCTGCTTTTCTCTGCATCGAAATCTTTTCTAAGTTGCTTGATAACCATTTGGCTTTGCAGAACAGGCATAGAAGCCGCAGCCAACCCAACAGCTTTTATCGAAAGCCCTGCTCCCGCACCTAGCCCAGCAAGACCAGCACCCATAACAAGACCAGCATAAGCCCCGTCTTTTGTTTGCCTCCAGAAGTCTTCATCATTGAACTCAATCAGCTTATCGGTTTTAGGATCAATAAGACCCCCTGCTCTTTTAGCAGCAATATCAGCAGTGTACTGAACAGCAGCAGTAGAACCTTCTGTTAATGCTTCAGAAGAACCTGCAAATCCAGTCCTAATCAGCATGCCTTTAGCTATAGATCCTATGCCCTCTCCGCTAGCAAGAGCTTGAAGAGTTTTAGTTGTCATGCTGTTAAACAAGCTAGCGCCAACAGCAGCAGGGGCTCCTTCAGCTATACCCATAACTCCGATATACCCAGCCTGCTCCCAACCGCTTAATTCATTATACCACTTTTCGTCACGAACCCTATTGTAGGTTGTTGCTGATCCGTAGGCAGAGGTTACGCCTAACGTGTTTATGTTTGCTATCAGCCCTCTTTTCTTTTTTGTTTCAGCTAGCGCTTTTTTAAATCCCGCCGAAGTTCTAGCTAGCTTAGGAAAAGCTTTAGTCGTTGCGCTTACAGCTCTGGCATTACGTGTAATAAGTCCAGTACCTATAGCCGCAGCCATCATAGGAGCAGACTCCCCCGTCATAACAATACCATCACTAATACCCCCAAGGATGTCTCCACTCTCAAACTTTTCAGAAATAGTTTTTAATGGAGTTCTTACATCCTTCATTCTTTCGTCTATAACCTCCCCACGTTCCTTTCTGTATTTAGCTACATCTTCTTCACTGTAACCTAAAACATCTCTTGAGATTGTTCCTATAGCTGTCCTAGTTTCAGAGAAACTCTTCATCATTGAATCCCAAGTGTCAGCTACAACATGAAGCCTACCCTCTTTCTTATAGGAATACCCATCACCTGTTAGATCAAGAATAATGTCATACTCTTTATTAAGAGTATTTTCTATAGACTGTAAATAAGCGGGATCATTTCTTTTTTCCTCTGGAAGCGTAGCAAGGAACTCCTCTGAGTCTTGTCGCATAATAGCACCTTGAAACCTTCCGTTAGCCTCACTAATATATCTTTTAGTTAAGTCGTCATAGATGTCGCTATCTGCTTTTGCTCTGCCTTCCTCTCCGATAAACGCCATACCCGCTGGCCCAACAGAACCGACTAGCTCACCAGTAGCTATAGCGTTAGCACTTAATTTTGCACTCTGAATATTCTTAGAAAGTTCTTCATCAGTTCCTTTAAGAAGCTGTGCTAAAGCTGCATCACCATACCCATCAGTAGTTATGATGTTATCAATAACTTCATTCTTAAGCTCATTCTTTTGATTGTCATCTAACTGAGCTACATAATCTAATCCAGACTGCGATTTGCTGTAATACTTGTTGAGGTCAAAGTTTTCTCTGAAGTAGTTCTCCATCTTCTCCTCACGGTTGAAGACAAATGAATCAACAGCTTGCGCTATCTCCGGATCTAAAGTTTCTAGGTACTGCTGTTGGCTAGCCATTTCAAGGTCAGCCTCAGTCTTCTTGTATCTTTCTGTTATCAAGTTAAGCTCCTCATTGTCAGCGCCGTTTATCTTAGCGTCTAACAACAAGTTGTCTAAGCCTTCAGTGAGCATAGAGAAATCAGGAACTTCACTATCAACCCCTCCGTTGTACTCATCGACAATGGATTGAAGCTCCTCTGGGGAAGCCCCAGCTATCTTTGCATCAAGCAGTAACTGCTGTAACTTTTCATCCATAATTTTAAAAGCTTGCGCCAGCGCCTACATTTGATTTTTTACGTATAATCAACTGACCGTTTTCTATAGAAACTTTTTTCTCAGGGTCTTTCAGAGCATTCCTGTAGACTTTAGCTTGCTGTGGAGTAGAACCCATAATCCAATCTATATGCTCTTTTGGAACGCTTGCAGAAGACTTCAATGTTAAGTCTTTTTCCGAATCTTTAACTACCACCTCTTCTTCTGATTTCTCTTCTTCTGATTCCTCAGCTCCACCTATAAGTACTTTAGTTGGGATACCTACATTCTTTAAAGCATACTCCGACATATTATCAGCTACTAAAACCTTTTGCTCCCCTAATGCAATTAAGTCAGCCTCTTCATTCCTCATAAAGTTATCGATTAGGCTAAACTCTGGATCATCAAACTTAACAACCGATTGCTCAGTTGTTGTCAGTTCAACCATCGCATTAACACTAGAATCAAAACCCATCTTTGGGCTTCCATCTGCTTCAAGTTGTGGTACTTCCGTCTGTATTTTATACTGAAATACATTCCCTTGTTTGTTGAAGTCAACACCTACAACAGTAGACTCTTCTCCTGAAGATGTAATTACCTTCTGATTAGACGGAGCCTCATAACCTCCATCTATTTGTATTAGACCAGGAGCGCCTTTGTATTTTTTTGTAAGATCATCTATTAGCTTCTTCTGTTCCTTACCCGCTTCAACTCCTGCTTTAGCTCGGGCTTTCTCTAGTGATATGTTGTATCTCAACTTTTGCCCCGACTCATCTACTACACCAATCTGACTAATAGATGTGTTTAAGCTACCTTCGTAGTAATCAGCTTTAGCATCTCTCCACCTCAGTATTCGTGCCGCTTCAAAAGTGTCAGTGCCACCGAACTCTCTTATTATATCAGAATTAGTAGTGCTAAACACTGCCTTGCCTTCATCATCTAACCCTATGATTGTAGCAACATTAACATTTATAATCTTTCCAGTAGGAGAATCTTGTCTCTCAAAAGTCTTATTGTCCATGCTTGGATCATAAATCACAGCAGATTTAACAATATCCTCTTCAGTTACACCCGCACCAGCCTTTTGATTTTGATTGTAAGCGTTTATTGAGATAGCTGTGTTTTGCTCAGCGTCAGTCTCTGCTCTAGTGTTTAGAAATTCAACACCAATTTTCGCAGCCTCAATCTCATCAATCTGTCCAGTAGCAAACCCTTGACTATCCCTAATTTGAAAAATTCCCTTTCTAGAGTTAAATACTTTAGATACGAGATCTGCTTGAGTTTTGTCTACAGAGTACTTTGCTTCTTTAGCTTCAATAGGCGGTACGAATACTGAGTTTGCAGAAAAGGCTGTTGATTGGTTCCAAGGTTTTTCAACACCCTCCTCAACAACATAGAGAGTTCCATCCTTGTAATACTGCTTAATTCCATCACCATTCCTATACTTGTTGTATAGATTCATGTTTTCAGAAACACTACCAATCATGTCTTTAACTTGACCCTTCTGAATTTGAACAGCAGTAGTCCTATTGAAACTACTCAAAGTAGTTGCTGCTTGTTCATACTCAAGGTAGTTTCGCCTAGCTAACTTATAAGCATTAATATTTCCTGAAGTCGGATTCTGCTTAGAGCTAGCAGCTAAGCTCACATAATCATCTAAGTAGCTCTGAAGCCCACTCCTAAATCGTGGTTCAATACCGCTAGGGATAATCTCCATCTCAGCCTTATCAAAGCCGTACTTAGCCTCAGCCTCCTTTAGCTTATTTTGCTTTTGAACTGCGGCAGCGTTGAACACCTTCTCAATAGAGGAGCCGATCCTTTGACCCGCAGCACCACCTAGTTGAGAAAAGCTAGTAGGTTTTCCTACAAAAGACGTTTTGAATCCGTTAGCCATTATTTTCGAATTTCATTAATAGGTTTAAAACAAACTTGTGTAAAGGAGTGTCTCCACTCTTAGCCATCTTCAACAGCTTCTTGGATTGATCTGGGTTAAATACATACTCGCCTCCGGTAAGCTCGGCTACTTTATCACCGCCTTTATCAACGACATGAAGAGGGTTTTCTTTGTGAGAAAACTTGCCTGGCGTTTTCGTAACCCTTACCCCACGCTTAGCAATCTTGCCCCCACTTGCGAATCCAGTAAATCCTGCACCTACCGAAGTCATAGCAGCACCACCAACGATCTCACTAGCACCCGTAATAGTACTTGTGATACCTTCTCTTCTTTGCTGCTCACCCATAAACTCTTTCGCCTCAGCAGCACGTTTAGCATCAAACCCATACTCAATATCTCTAGTGCTCCTAATTTCCTTAAGTCTAGTCTCCCTTTCTCTTGCTTTAGCTAACTGACCAAGTGCTTGGGTTTGTAAACGCTGTTGTGTTAACACTTCTTGACGTTGAGCTTGCTCAGCTTGAGATGAGGCTTGAAGAACAGCACCAAGACCCCTAGCTCCATACTGACCAGCGGCAGCAGCGGTAGTGGCAAATGATCTATTAATATCTTCAACACGCTGTTGCATGAGTCTTTGATCGTAAGCGCCCTTTACTAAATCGTAGTATTCAGATGGGGTGTCTAGCGATGGCTGTGAAGCCTTTAGTTTTGCAAGCTCAATATTAGCAGTCTTTTGTTCTGCTATTCCTGCGTCACGCAAATCCTTTCCCGCTTGAATATCCATGATACCGCCAGTAAGTGAACCAACACCACTAGCCATCATACCAATACCGCCACCCATCATGGACATTCCTGCTGCAGAAAAACCAGTGCTACCGCTGTCGTCGCCGCCATCCTCTGGGATTACATTACCCTCTTCATCAACTATAAAATTAAGAGGAAAATTTAAGTGATAAGCCATATCTATTTATCGTTATGTAGGTTTGATGGAGTATAAGACATGTTAACAGCGTAAAGTTCAATAGCTGATGCACTACTATTATTCATGCTTGCTTGAGCGTAATAGTCTCTAATATTATCTCCGTTTATTTGATCGTCTGAAACTGCCATTACAGTATCACCTACTACAAGACCAGTGACGGCTGCGTTTGCCGTGATTTCTTTTCTACCAGATACAGATGATACAGTAAGGCTCAAGCTTGTTTCAGATGATGATTCTAACTTAAATAAGGTGTCTCCAATTCCAAACGGCAAGTTACTGATTCTAGAGGAAAATGTAATCTTATCCCCATCAATAGCTGTTACTTCACCTAGAACGATCTTATGAGAAGTGTTTAGTGTTCCACTCGTTTCATCTTTGCCCACCACACGATACCACATATTTTCCTTTTCACTAAACGAACTCGACAGCATTAAGCTTGTGGTTTGGTCTGAGTTGGAAACCGTTGCGCTCCAAGGGCTATCTCCTTCATAAGACATTGCATCATAAACCTTAACCATACTAGGGTTGCCTTTGGATACTATGGTTATCTCTGATCTATATGCAAACCCATAAAAATTATTGTGAGAAGTGTTTACGTTATGCTTCCAAATCTGACCACCTACAAATGAAAAGAATCTGTCATGTAAGTGTGCGTAGTTTTCAGGAACAAAAGAGTAGAACGTAAGCCATAGTTGTTTAGTGGTTGACCAAGCAACAGTCTCCCCTGATACTGTTGTACTAGCAGTTCCCTTTGTTAGTGTAACAGAGCCTGCATTTGAAGTCCTTATTAAGGAGCTAGGCAAGGACATTGTGTTGTCTTTAGTTGACATGAAGCCAAGTCCAGTAAAGTCATCACCATACAAGGAGAATTTAATATTTACAGTTGATTCAGTTACTGCATTGTCAAACTTAGAGTCTAATATAACGCCCCCTTTCTCTGGCAGTTGATCAATATACGCCACTCCATTCCCAGAAAAATTCCATTTTTCAGAATCCATTTGCCAAAGATCAGCGTCTTCATTCCACCAAGGAGCCCCATTCTTTCTATACTCAGGATTAACAACAACGTCAGAATACCTAGTACCAGAAAGATTTGGGTTTTCTACATCAATAATATCACCACCATCATCAGAAGGGACGCTTAACCTCTGAGTATCTTTTGCAGTAAAGCTCACGATATACTCGTCATTCTCAGGGTCAAACCCACAAGGAACCTTCTTATCAACAGACACACTATCTATAAGCCCTAGCTTTGTTTGGAAGTATGAATCCATGTGCTTAGCACTAATAGGCTGAAGACCGTTACTATCAAGCTGTAAAATCGCAGCTCTAGACACATCTACAAAGTAAACCCTACCAAACCTTTCAATTACTCCTTCTGGCTGTAAGCCAGGGCCATAGTCACCCGCATAGAACGTAGGTGTCCCCATAACATTCTGTGATGTTACAAGCTGTCCTCCTGCTGCGCTTTCAATAAGCACTCTTGATATTGGGGTGGCTGAGACTTTGTTTTCTTGCATCACAAGAAGCGCCTCATTCCTGTCCATCAAATAACAGATTGCTCCATGCTGCGTGTTGTAGTCTTTAAATGGGAATAAAGACGGATTGAATGAAGATAGATTTAATGTTGCGCTATCTAAAGTAAATACATCGCTATACGTGACTGATGATGTTCTACGAATTTCCTCTTGGTCTGGAGTCTCTATATGTGGCCTTCCAATTGAAACGGCTTTTGATTCAAAGAAATCACTAGCAGATTGATCCTCAATAAAAAAGGTTTTATAGAATTGATCATCTGGCTTAGTTTCATCAGGCAAGCCAGTAGTCGAGTCAAGAGTGTTAACTAGCAAAGACCTTCTCCTTAAATAAACATCCCCAGTATCAAGAGTGACAACTCCAGGGAATACTCCATAGTTATCACCTACAGTTGTTACAATTGTATTGTTAAGGATACTAGTGCCTTGCTGACTTATACCAAAACTATTTCCGTCTGTTGTGTACGAAAAGGTTCCATCTTCATTAAGGTGTATGCTTGTTATAATAACAAACCCATTAAGCGTACTAGGAATTAAAACTTTATCTCCTATATATAAACGCTGAGAGGTAGTGAAGTCGTTAAAGCCAGTCACGACAATATTAAATGTAGGGCTCTCACTGTTGCTCCTATCACCTCCATGAGTTAGCTGTCCACTAACTTCTACAATATCATAACACTTACCAATCTCATAAAACCTTTGATTCTCCTCTATCTTTGCGGATCTATATATTTCTACAATGCAGTTGTTTGTAAATAAATCAGCTCCAGCCGCTACATCTTGCCTAGTGAAGTTAGCAATGTCTTCATCACGTATAGTCATAAAGAACCCAGTCCTTCTGTAAGAAGTTTCATCAGCAACACCACTCACGCTTGTCAAGCTTATAGGATTGTTTTCATCATCAAGATATTTTTTGTATGATGTTATAGGGAACTCAGCAAGTGGTCTTGTTTTTACGCCATCATTATTAACACACTCTAAGACCCTCAGCATATCCCCTTCCTTGTATTCGTAAGATATGTTTGCCCCCTTAGATTCTTTGTATGAGTTGTTCTTTCCCTCTAAGCTTCTTAGCGAAAGGTAAATCAAACCAGTAGTTCCTCCATCAAGACTTTCTAATACAGGTCTATTGGTACTAGTGGGGCTTAACGGATCTGCATAAACTGTTTGCTTAGCGAGAGCTGCTTCTGACACTGAGATCTGAAGTATCTTTTCGTATGTAGTGTTTTTAGAATATACAGGAGCCCACTTAGATGCCCAAGATGGAGGCTCGTGCTCTAACCTAATATCTATCTCAGTTTTACCTTCATTACCCAGCCTTGGGGCTTGACCAAAGTGATCAACATCAACAGAATTAATTTTCTGTACGCCGCTTGGTCTATTCCTGTGATCAAAGTAAACAACACCAAGATCATGTGTAGCCCCTGCTTTAAAAGATTCAAATGCTTTTGACTGATCATTGATAAATTCAATACTTGCTGAGGTTTGTTTGAAACCTCTATAGGCAGTTATAATTTGATTGGTTGGGTCGCTAATATCATCCTTCAGCTCTAGACCAGCGCCAGTTGTGTTTCCAGCGCCCCCCAATATAGGGGCTGACATAGTATGCTGAAGATACTCAAAGCCTATCTGATCATTATCTTGAAAGTTAAATACGTTACTTGGGTGATCTAGGAAACGAAGCCTAGTAATATTTAAAGCAGTTTCAATTACTCTGATTTTAAACCTAACCTTTGGAACGCCCGCATCAAGAAAATAAGTACCCCCGTATAATTGGAATGTTACAAACCCTTCAAAATCCATTTTTCCCGCTAGCTGATCTGTGCCGCTAAATGGAAAATTATCACCAGATGGACTTACCTCTGCATCAGTAATACCAACTGTTGAGTATACATGGGGTTGTACTGGATTACCGTTAACACCGGATATACTAGAGTTACTATAAACAGCGTCTGTCTGAAGAACTCCTAAGAACTCAGTAGTAGTAGTATTATTTACAGCCGTTATTAATTCGTTTGCAAAAGCTTGCTCTATAGTATTATTGTTAGTTGCTGATATTTGGTTAGTAACATCAAATGTTGTAGAAAATGTTATTGGGGCTGCGGGTTGAAGATTGGATATTGCTGTTGATGCTTGAATATCATCACCACCACCATCAACATCACCTTCGGCTGTAAAACCTTCCACGACGGGGTTTACAGTGTTTGCTTGTGAAGTATTAAACCCAAATGCAAAACCTGAAAACTGAGGAGTCAGCAAGTTCATATTTAAGGTTGTAGGTAAACCTTGATCAATCAGAGATTGCGGCGGGTCGCCATTGTCATCAGTAAAAGTTATTGGGTAATCAAAGTGATTGATATCATCACCAAAACTACCAATACCCATTTCAGTAAAGTCAAACTTAGCAAGGAAGTTTATTTGCCCTGGCTCTATAGCCTCTATCCCCGTAACATCACTAAGGTCAATTTCAATTCCAGGATACCCATCGAATTGAGCGTAAGAAACTAGATCATCATTAGCTGTTAATGTGCTAGGCTCGGTAGTCCCTATCCTATTTCCAAGTATAAAGTCATAGTAATTCTGAACAAACTCAGTGAATGCGCCGGACTCATGTGGTGCCACTTCTGAAGGAAATTCTAAGTTAAAAGGTGTTGGATGATATACAGGGTAAGTGATGTTCCCCTTTGTTTTTATATTATCAAAACCCTCTAAGTAGTTAGAGTAAAATAATCTGTTATTGCTTATTGCTTGAGAAAAAGCCTTTCTTGGAACAGCATCAAAAGCTTTAAAGGCATCTTGATCTGGCAATAAATTGTAGACTCCATCGTTTCTAAAAACAAATACAGATCCAACTCCGAAACTTAGATTATCTACCTCCCCTATTCTGTAAAAAGCTTGATCATTATTCTTCCTAGCAAACACCCTTATTTTATCTACTGGCCCTGTCGTCCCAGTAAGACTTAACCTTATAGCGTTATTCTCATCCTCAAAAAATGTTTGAGCAGTAATGTTATGAGCAAGATTTGTAGTGCTCACTGCTATCTTAGAATACATAGATAAAGCGGTAACCTCTCCATCATCATACACATACTGATAAGCGAATTGGAAGATGTTGTTCTTTAACTTATTGGACTTATTATTTTCCTCAGTTATAAACTCAAAAGTAATTGGGGTCTGCGGTGGCTGCTTACATACCGTCAAGAACAATTCTTTTTCTGCTGTAGTCCCATTGTTTATTACTGATGAGTAATTTAATTGAAGCGCTCTAGTGGCGTTAATCTTTCTTGGCTCATTACGATTGTCAGTAAAATACAATAGGTGCTCACCAAACTGATTGATTACAACGTCAGCCTTAATATGATCTTGAGAGCCAAAGTTTAAAACAGAATTCTCATAAACCATATGGTATTGATCGGTAGTGTACCTATACTGATATATACCATGAAGCCCATTAGTATTGTATAGAAAGTAATAGATACACTTACCAGCCTCAGAAGACACAGAACCAATAATTCTATTGCTACCAGAATCTGGAATTAAATCTCTAGGTAAGCTAGCTGACACAGCAGTATTGCCTTTAACATTCTTTAGAACACCTTGATTGCCATCCGCATCATTAGAGACTCTAACATTAACAGCGTTAGACATCTCTGTATTCTTTATCAGTCTAGCGTCCTCATCCTTGTTGAGGTACTGTGGTATAAGTTTATCTATAGCCATTAATACTTAGGTGATTGCTTGAAGTTCTTACGAATAGTTTTAAGCGCCTCCTCTTGACTGAAAGCCTTAAGCCTTGCATTAGCTTTCCTTCGTTCGTTGTAGAACTCAGACCTAGCCCTAGACTTCTCAGCCATAGGCACACTGCTTTTCCTCTCAATCAATCGGTAATAGATATAAGACCGCAAAGCTTCCTCTGCTTGCACGTGAACTGTTGGATTGCTTGACCTAGCTTCATCAGCTATATACTCTATAACTATTTCACCAGTACCCGTATTAACAGCTAGCTCAATTCTATTCTGATCAAGGTTAACTCGATACTCCCCTTGATAGAAACCACCACCTAGTCCATAGATTTGTCCTATGTTGTTTTGATAAATATAATTTGAGAATACGATAAAATCATCGCTCCCAAATACACCCGCCGAAGTGAGTCCCGTCTTAGAATCTTCTCTGTCAAAAACCCCATCTCCATCACTATCTAAGTTGTTACCAGCGCTATCAGTCTTATACTTCTGTGAGTAGTTAATATTCTTGTTCTCGCCAAAGACATGAACTAAGCCATCACCGCCTACAATACCAATCTTTACAAGTTCAACAAAATCATCCGGTAAATCAACCGTGTCATTTACACCGACAGAAAGCTTTAATGAACGAACTCTCTGAAGTAAATCAAAACCTAATTCCCTAATACCTCTTAGAGCGTAGTTATGAATTAGAGTATCCGATGCATTATTCGCATAGTCATCTCCTTCAAGAGTGAGTATAAAATCATTTACTACTTGTGATACTGTTACTAAATTTCTTGCCATCTTTTAAGACTTTTGAGACTCTACGTTCCCATAATTATACACGTTAGGATCTCTGAGGTTGACGCCTATAAGCTTAGCGATCTCAAACACTAAGTCAGAACTGTAATGTTCTGGGAGCTCAAAGTCAACTGATTTAACAGCGACATATGTTTCCTTTCCATTATCTGTATCAAATCCAAACTTAGGAAGAGATACTGTCCTTGCTCCTGTTGTAGGATCTAATCCCTCTGGCTGCTTATAATATCTTAATATAATCTTGTTTATGCTTGTAGGGAAAACCTCGAAGCTGTCCTTGACTATCGCTACTGGGTGTGAGGTTGAAGGAGCTGACAGACTACTAAGTAATATTCTATCAATCTTCTCTTCATCATAGATAGGATCAATCGTTACTGAGCTAGTAACGTCTAGCAAAACACTACCGAACGTCTTCATGCTTATGAGCCTAGCGAAATCATCGGGCTTGGCAAACACACTAGAAGCCTTAGTTATTGTAGAGTTTTTTGAGAAAACTCCTAGGTCTTCTTTAATTTGCTTTAATACAGACTTATCCCTAGCCGGATCGATGTTACGCCTACGTAGCGCCTCTGACGCTGTCAAGTCTGCAAACAGCTTATTGAATATATTCTGCTGTGCAATTGGTGCGAAGGAGTTGAACTCAGTAGGAGTTACAAAACCCCTCTGCTCCTTATTCGCTAAATCACTTAACGCATTATATACTTCCCTTACACTTGCCATAAAAACTATATATAGGCAAATATAAGAAAAGGGGCCGAAGCCCCTTTTCAATCAGTACACACTATGAGTTACACAAACAGTTAGGCAATGTCAGCAAGTTGCCTTTCTATCTCAGAGAGAACAGAAGACCCTTTATCTGTCATACAGAATCGAGTAAGAGTATCGATTGGGTCTTGTCCTACAGGGATCGAAACTACAACCTTTCCTGTGTCTGGCCAAACAATAACTCCGTTTTTTTCTGAAACAATTTGAAAATCTAATCCTTGCATTACCGTAGTACGTGCGTGGACTATAGGATTGTCAAACATATCCAAAAAATCTTGAGGCTTGTTTTTAGCGTAGTTCACTAAATCTCTCTTAACATTTAAATCTTTTTGATTGGTCTTTATATTCAATGCCATAGCAACAGGCAAAAGCTCATCAATTGGCCTTGCTTTAATGATAGTAATAGCATCAGTTATAAGGAAGTCGTTTTCAATTTGCTTTTCAACATCAACTTGCTTATTAACCAAGCTAAATGAACCACCGCCATTGATGATATTTTCAGGATGCTTAGTCAAGAATTCACGAAGATTTGGCTGATCATACCTAACCAAAAGCATTTTATTCCTAAATATAACAGGCTCTCTAATTGCAGACTTTGATTGCTCGTCAACATAAATAGAAGCCTCTCCAGGGCAATACCTTATCTGTCTGTTGGTATTAGTTTCTTCATCAAATACAACGAGGTTGTTTCCTTTTAAATTAAAATAAACTCCTCCACGTTTGCCGATAGTCTCATAAAGCTTAGGAATTTTATCCTCATTAGGAATATCCCTCTTTATAACAGAGCTACTCTTAGATGCTACTTTCTTTTTAGGAGATGTAGTTGGGGCTGTAGTTTCTTTGCGAGTTATGGGACGGCCTCGCTTTACCGCTGGTTTTTCTGGTGTTTCCATGATATTAAATATTATTCAATTAAAAAGTAAAAAAGGGAGAGGGCTATCCCCTCCCCCTTCTTAGTATTAAAGGTATTAATCCCTATCAATAAATAGAGCAGTACCTGCGTTGTCGTTATCGTCTGTTCCTACAGTTCCGTCTACTTGCCACTGGCTGTGACCAGCAGATGAAAAGCTTACAGCAATACATCGCACAAAACTACCAACCTCACCACCTGAATCTGCTAGAGCTCCAGTTAGGTTAATTTGGTTTACGTCAGCAGCAGTGATCACACTTGAAACAGCTCCACTATCTGCGACATTAGACGCTATGCCGAGAGCTCCAAAGAATACATCACCACTTGTGTCGTCTGTCGTAGCAGTTAAAATATCAATACCACCAGTGTTCTCTGTGTTTACAAAGAACTCGTAGTAACTACCGATATTAGTAGCAGTAATAGTAGGAAGAGTAATAGTAGTTGCAGCGTTAGAACCAACATTCACAGTGAATATAGTTCCTGAGTCAGCAGCAGTTAAAACCGTAGTCTGACCAACTATATCTACAACTTTCCTACGTGGCCCCACGTCCCTGCCAATAGCAGCAACAACAGAACCAGAAGTTCCAACATTACTAGAAGCATACCTTTCATCTTCATCGTTAGCGATCTCGACAAAAGGATCTCTACCTCTAGCAATGATTCTAGATACATCATCCATGAACTCCTTCTCCTTATTAGCAGCAGTAGTAATAGTAATAGCTGTATTACCGTTCACATCATCTGTTAAGAATTCAAATACAACAGTGTTAGCACCATTGTGGCTCATAGATTTCAGGGCTGACAGCGGAAGAGTTACAGCGTCGTCGGCCGCAGCGTTGAAATACAAGAATTTTTCCATGTTTTCTAAAAATATAAAAGTTAATAATTAAGCTCCTTGAATTAGAACGTGCTGGTTAGCAGCCCTAGTAACAAGACAACACTCTGAACGATAGTGGAACTTAGCAATGTCAGCGGTATCGTTAGTAAAACCAAGTACACCACCACCAGTTACCCAGTGCTCCATTTCACGAGAGTATCCATTAGCAGACTTAAAGTTCATTTCAAGAGAAGGAGCTCTTTCACCTGAACGTGGATCTACTACGTTAGCCAATGGAATCATAACACCAGCAGCTAAACGATTGTGGACATCATCAGTTCCTAATAGAGTAGGGTCATTCAACAACTTAAAGCTATTCTTGTGGAAAGTATAACCTCCACGAGAGAAAGACTTAAAGCCTAGATTCAATGCCATATCCCTATCGTTGTTAAACGCACCGTATGACGATGTAGATCCAGCAGATACAGCTTGTTGTGATCCAGCTCCAGCAATCATGTCGTCAAGAAGAAGATCTTGAGCAGTCGCTGAGTAAACAGCGTATTCAGCAGGACATCCATTCTTGTCCATTTCTCTGATCAAAAGATCTAAATCTCCAAGACCACCACTACCGAGAAGAGATCCAGTTACCATTCCCCTATCTTCAAGTGCTGAGAAGTATCCTTCAGTACCATCGATAGTAGTAATGTCACCAGTGTTTGTTACTTCCTGCCCTAGAAGCATTACCATCTCACGCTTATCCATAAAGCGCTGGCGAGTATCCATTTCGCCTTTAACATACCAGCGATGATCTCCACCCCCAACGTCAACATAGCCAATATTGGTTGCTTGAGAACCAGAAACTTCAAAAGACTCCTTAACAATAGCATAAGGGTTAGTCCTTTTAACTACGTTAGATTCAAGGAAATCTGCTGGTTGATCAGTACCCTGAGCAAACATATTACCAACAATTGGCATATCGTATACCTGGACTAATGTCGCAACAGATAGTGTTGTGAGAGGTTGACATGTAAACGATGTAGCTGAAGCAGCTTGATCAGTAACTAAAAGACGATCAACACCATTGATTAAAAGGATGTCACCAGTCCTAACAACTTTCTGAATCTCAGAACTACCATCAGCAGAAACAAAGTTTCCAGAATCAGCTTCTTCAACTGCGCTAAAAGTTATAGCTACGTGAGTCCCAGCGTCGTGAGCTGTTGCTGTCGCTCTTTGAACCTGGTGAAGACGAGCTTCCTCAAAGTATTGAACACTATCAGCAGTACCATTGTTTTTGATAGCGCCAGTCATTTTTAAAAATCCAGAGATGCCTTGGTTACCGAAAGTCTTCGATAGTTTAGCACGAATATCTGGAGCGTTAACTTCGTCAATGAAGTCATAAAGAGAAGTATACCTTTCAGGCGCTGTTAATGTAAAGGCGTTATAGTTAATGCCTCTAGGAGCCGACCCAAACGGAATAGCTGTGGTATCTCTACCGGTATTTTGAGTAATTGCCATTTTTTCTTAGATAAAAATATTAATGATTAAAAGTCATAACATCGCTACCACCAAGAGCTTTCATCAACTGCTCCGCAATCTTACTATCCGAACCTTGTTCGCCTCCAACAGCAGGCCTAGACGCATCCACATTGGCTGCCGTCTGAACAACACCCATCTTCCCGTCACTCAATCCTTGATTATAGATTGATGAAACAATAGAATCGATGTTATCGACCAACGCTCTATGAGCATTTAGCTTGTCGAAATCCCACGAACCACCTTCATTTATATAGTCGTCAAAGTAGTTTTCAAGATTAGAGTTCTTCTGAATCAATTGCTTTTTATATCCATCATCGATTCCAAACTTGAACATTTCGTTCTTGCCTGGAATATCAAAATCTAGAGTACCAAACGTGTTGGTGCTTTTTGACATTTCAGAAATCCACTCTTCGGTAATAAGCGTGTCATCTTCGCTCACCCCTTCTGTTGGAGCCATATACGAATCTCGTAAGTCTCCAATGTATTGGCGAGCACCATCTGCATCCATCTTAAGCTGTAGCTTAGCCAACTTTACTTCGTCTTCCGTATGCAAGTCTTCATCTATCTTGTACTTATTTCCAAGCAATAGATTAACTTCATTAGGGTCGAGATTGCTGTGCTTAGAAGACATCTGTAATCTAACAATTGCCATATCATCCATTTCGGATGGGTTAAGCGATTGATACCTATACCAGTCTTCTGGCGATCTGCCAGTCTCTAAAACGAACTTGTTGATTGCGCTAACACGCTCATCAATTTCAACAGGTGTATTAGTAATTGCTTCAGACAATGAGTCATAGCTATCGAACTTTCTACCTAGCTTTTCGCTTAGGAATGATAGTACCTCGCTAGCAACGTCAATGTCGTTTGCATTAACTTCTTCTTGTTGTTGAGTTTGTGACTCAACTTGTTGCTCTGTGTTCTGCTCCACAGGTGTTTCTTGAGGAGCTTCTTGAGCCGCTTGAGCTTGCGGCTCAGCTTCAGGTTTTGATTCTTCAACAACAGGGGGCGTATCACTAAGCGTGAAGCCAGCCTCCCCTAGTACATTTTCAATGTCTTTATTCATTTAATTATATTTTCATTTATACTAGTATTCTATGTGAAGGTGAATCTTCACATTGGCAGTACCATCAAGATCTGGGGCTCCAGAGTGAACCACGCCACCCATATATACCACAGTTTTAGATACTCCACCAGATACCTTAGTATCGTCTGAAGTCAAAACCATCTCCATAAGTCCAGATCCTGCTCTTGATGCAGCGGCAGTACTAAACTGATTGGCTGAGTAGTAAAGAGCAGTAGTTTGAATTAAATCTAAATCAAGATTACTTCCATCACTTAATGCAAGGATAGTTTGTCCAATATATTCATTAGCTGTAAAGTCACCGTGTGCAATATCTGCTACAGTGTTTAGAACTCCAGTTCCAAGATCAGCAGTGGTGTTCTTTTTAAAGAACAAAACTCCAATCTTAGTATCATCCTCACCGCCACCATTAGCGACCTCCATGAATATGTTTATAAGCTTGCATGCTCTAGCTGGCATACTAAATTCTGTAAGGTCAAACATAACATCTCCAGCGGCATGAGCGCCATCTGATACTGTTGGTGATACTGTAATTACATCAAGTGCCATATCTTTTGTTTTTTATATTGACCAGAAGCCATATTCTACCGTTGTAGCACCACCATATGATTCGGCAGTGATAGCTAGGCTGTTATACAATGGGAAGAAAGCGAACTCTCCAACCCTTACTTTAAATACTACATTCCCATCAATCTTTACTTGAAGGAAATCTGTTGCGTTTGCGCCCGATACTACCTTGATGTATACGTAAGAAAAAGCGCTATTGGATGCTATTAATGCTTGAGCAGATCCAGTAGCTATGCTTGTCCTAGCGACATCTATAGATGGTGAAGTGACAGTAACGGTGTCTGTTACTGACAACGATAGAGCATCTGAGGCCGTGTCGGTGCTTGTTAGTGATAGTGTTTTTATTAATGAAGCCATATCTTATTTTTGTCAGTAAGTTCTATGTGCAAATATAGACATCCTGTTGTTTTTGTTTTTTTATCAAAATGTCCGTTTTTGGCTTTTAGGTGGGCGCTTCGAGCCTCCCCCTTTACCAGCCCAGAGAAACCTGTTAGCCCAGTATGCTGGACTACCTTTTCTCTTAATGTTTTTAGCATGCCTACTCTTAAAGGCTTTCCTTGCTTCGGGGCTATAATTATGCCCCATCTTCTGATCGCCAAACCTAATAACCTTACCAGACTCTTGACCTGGCCCTAATGTGGAAACTACAACAGCCTTCTTAGTCTTATGACTCCTAGTCAGCTTAGGCTTGTTAACTCCCTTAACTCCAACCTTCTTTATCTTAGAAGCTATAGACGCACGTAGTTTTGATCTATCCATTAGCTCCTTGGTCGATTGAAATAGTATCGGGATTAATAGTTGGGGTTATAGTAATTGTTTTTTGAGACTCAATAGTTACATCAATAGAACTAGAGGTGGGTAGTACAAGGCTAACCACGTTATTACTAGTTGATATAATAAGATTAAGATGACTCATATTGTAACATCCTCATTTACTTGCAACACTCCAGTCAACCATGTCTGAGTAGTCCCAGCTTTTATCGTCTGCAAATCATACGCATACAAGCCACTAGAAACACCACTCATAATACTTGAGTCAATGTTTACAGTTAGAACACCACCCGATGTTCCTGTAATAGTTACATTATTATTAGAAACCGTTGATCCGGAAGAAGTGTCAGTCTCTCTAACCTCCATCTTAAACGAATAAACAGTAAGATCAATAACAGCTCCCGCTGAATCAGTTACGTTAACAACAAGGCTAAAGGTGTCCCCTTTCCTACAAATAATATCTAATCTTTTAGCTACGTCTAATGTTACACTTGATACACTCATCTTATGATAGTCCTTCGATTATAGAATCAATGTCTCCCGCTTCAGCTTGTTCGTCAAGCTCTCCACGATCACCTTTTCTTTGTGAAATTAACTTTGACTGCTCGACCGCTTGCTTTCCCACACGATCATCCTTTCGGTTTTCCTTGAGAACCTCAATCTTTTCACGGAACTCCTGGTCGTCAGTCTTGAATCCGAGAGTAGCTTCAGCCTTAATAGTCTCAATTTCTTTTCTCATCTGATGCATAGCAGCAGCAACTTGTACATCTACTTGCGCTTTGAGCTGAATCTTCTGAGCATCAATCTGAGCTTCAGCTTGCATTTCTTGAATCTTGGATTGAGAAGCAGCTTGGGAAGCTTGAGCGTTGGCTTGCGCTTGCATCTGCATATTTTGTTGAGCCATACGCTGAGCCTCTTTAGCTCTTCTCTTACGCCTAACAATTAATAAGCGCTGAGCTTGGTCAATATCTTTTAACTGCCTAATAGATATAGCGTCCTCTAAATCAATCTCTCTCTGAGCTAAGGAAGCTTGAATATTTTGCTCAAGGAAAAGCCTATCCTCTTCAGACATTGTTTTAACAACTCTAATACCAAAGTTGTACATAGGTAAGTCTTTAAAGGAAGTAATGATTTCCATATTATGCTTACCAATAGCCTTCTTATAAATAGAATGAAGAACAGATTCCTCTGGAACAATTTGAATACACTTCACAATATCTTCACATACCTTCTTATAAAGAACAAGTGATGCGTTAGTAATATCATAAAGGGCATTATTACCCGCTGCCATAGCTTGCTGCTGAACACCAACCAAAGCATCTCCTTTAGGTGTGCTAGCATCCATAACCTCATTGACACCCGTAGCATCACGAATCATTCTCAAGTAATGGTTATAAAGAGTAATGAAAGAGTTTATGTTTCTTATTTCGTTTTCAATAGATCGAATTGGCGGGTTCTGGAAACCTCCCTCTGGATTCTTAGAACGATAGTACATGATACCCGTCTGCTCATATATATCTTGAATTTGCAAAGGAGACAACTCACCACCTCTTCCAAGCTGCACATTTTCTAATCCTTCGATGTCAATAATCAACCCATCTGGCTTAGCTTTAGCTACTGCTTGTTGAATCTTTAGATGGGTAAGTTGAAGCTGATCTGCGAATCCAGTAATACCGCTAACCATTGACTTCGGTATCATTTTCCTAATATTCGTACAGGCTACACTGTAAGATAATTTAGCCTTAGAAATGTCGTGAACATTTTTAGGAATGTTTTTCTGAATACCATAATTGAAAATCTTACTCATGTCCATAAGGTAAGAACCACTATAGACAGTTTCAATCTCCATCTTAAATGGCTCCCGCTTATACACGGAGTCAGTCACTGGCTTATACTCTTGCCCCTTGTAGTAGAATCCTACATTCCCAAACTTTGATTCTTTCTTTTCGTAGTATACGCAGTCAACACTTAAGAATTCAAAATCTAAAACCTCTACTAGAAAATCATCATAACCATAAGTCTGCCTTTTACCAGCCCCATCATAACCTTGGGTAGCGAATTTAGCTTGATCGTTATAAGTTTTACTCATTACATTTCTAGCAAGCTCCTCATATTCTTTCTCCGTAAACTGATCACCAGCTTTTCGCTTTAACTCCATAATAGAGATACGCTTTACATGACCACCATAAACAATATCTTTCATGTTAGGGTCGTCCGTATAGCTGTGTAAAAAGTTACAAGGATCTACATACTCTTGAGTTATTCCGTAATTGGGGTCGTTACTTCTTTTGCAAACTCCAATACCACACTCAACAAGATCTTTAACACATCTTCGATAAACATCTTGATCAAAATCATTCCAATCAAGAGTAAGTGCTGTTGCTAGTTGAGCTGCAATCTCAGCATTGGTTTTAATATTTTGATCTAAAAATATTTCCGCTTCCTCTGTAGTCTCAGGGAGGCTGTCGGGGTCTATCTCTAGATTTAGTCCTAGGCTTTTCGCTTCTTTGAATTCAGCTTTGTTTTCAATAGCTGACTCGATCTTAGCTTTGTTTGTTTCCTTCTCTTGCTTAGACACAGGATCTAAAGCCTCTACGGTAGGGTATGGCTTGCGAGAAAGAATCCTATTTACAACAACCTTAACGAACTTAGGTACGATTGGAACTGGTGACCAATCTATATTGAGCAATGTACCATCTCCATTGTTAGGATCAAGTGAGTTTAATATTTGCTTATAGATAGCTGTGTCTTGAGTTCCGTTGGCGTAGTCACGGCTTTTTTCAAACTCGTAAGTACGCCTGCTCATCAATGAAGAAGAATCTTGACCGCTTCCCCACTGCCCAATTATTGCCCTTGCATATTTATCCCCATACTCCTTAGACTGCTTCTCCATGGGATTAGCAAATGGGTCAGGGAAATTTCCGTATATTCCTTTTGAGCTTTCGTACCCCATTACAAAAATTTTCTCATATTAGCAAATATAATGTTTTTCACTTGTTTAATATAGACGCTCCCCCGCCGCTATTGTATTTATAGCTTCTGAAGAATTCTTTCTCATTAAATGACGATTTAGGCTTTTCCTTGTCTGCCTTCTGAGCAGCTAATAAAGCTAGCCCTGAACTTATACTAAGGTCATATTTTGTTCTGTCATTTATCTTAAATCCAACCCAATCTTCTAGAGTCCTATTGAACGGCATAACTCCAATGCTTCCGTCTTCACTTGACCCAACGTATTGGTGTATATAATCTTCAATAGCTTGGGCGTGAGACTGTATAACGTCTTGAGAGTTAGAAGGGATACCTTTAGTCTTTACGTTCACGGAACTGCTAGTGGATCTCAGATGAGCTGGCCTATCTAAAACATAACCATCATAACCACGCTCCTCGAAGTAACGTACTATCCCGTACTTATTATTTTCTATCAATAAAGGATACCCATAGAAATAAGAAGCCATCAAAATATCTTCGTAAAATATCTTAGCCATTGGAGGACGACTGATGTACTCAGCCACAAAAATATTCGAAGGGTGCTCCATACTAAACTTATTGTATAAATGACAAGCACCTTTAGACCCCCTGTTGTCAACGGTAGCATCTAAATCATAGCTATCCACACCACCACAGCCAAGTCTAGAATTCGGAGCGACCATGTTGCCTCTCTCGATTTTCTTAATGTTTCTTAGTTCAGGGGGCGGCATCCACCCTATTTTCCATCGACCCCCAGATGTTGGTCTAAAAAGAACTTTCGTATCTCTCTTACCAGACTCCCATACAAAGTTACCCTCTACAAATGGTTGCGGATATAGGTTGTCGTTATACTCTATCTGCTCGTATATCTTCCCAATATTAAAAAGGCTACTTTCAACAGAATCTCTGAAAGCTTCTTCTGGAGAAAATGGGAACTGCCGGATAAACTCATTGAGTTCCCTAGCATCATTTCTCATTGCAGACCTTTCATTCTTCAAGAATGTCTTAGCTCCAAATGCAATCATCTCTCCATCAATCCCTTCAATAGGAGAGCTTGGGTCATCAACTACAGCATTACCATGCCTATCAAAGAAACCCTCAAGAGCATCATAAGATGGTATGAATATTCGGTATAATCCAGAAACAGTCCTGCCGTTAGCATTACGCTCCAAAGGATCAGAGTCCCCCCATATCTTTTTATACTGATTACCTCCTTTATCTAAAGGATTCACAGTGCTGCCAACCATAGCCTTACCTACAATTTTCCTACCAACTATAAGACAAGTCCTTTGTATTCTCCAGGCTTCTCGAATATCTGTAGGCTTCTCCCATTTACCCGCCTCATCTAAATAAAGCCAATGAACCTTCTCACCATCGTAAGCATTGTTAGTTGTGTTCTTCCAATTTATAATTGTGTTTAGCGCTTCACCACGAGTAGATGTTTTATTTTTCTTAGTGATTCTTTTAGATGGTTCTCTGAATGCTAACTCCATCCTAGGATTAGTAGTACCATCTTGTATAGGTTTAAAGAAGAACGGGTAGCTGCGGAATATTGGAACTATTTTTTTCATAAAAATATTTTCCTGAGCATCCTTACCAGTCTTGGACTGTATACCTAACAGCTTCTCCTTAACCTGAGTACCCTCGTCTACTATAGATGAAGCACACATATTAGTGTACCCAGACCTACGACACTTCACATACAACTGACCCATGCATCTAGAGTCTACCTCGCATGCAGACATATGTAAAAACAAATCTCTTTGGAAAGATAAGTAGTGAGGGTATCCAATGTCTATTCTAGACCACTGGAGGAACATGTAATGATGCCCCGAAATATACGTGCGTACACCGTCATTGAAAAACCAAAAGCCGACACGCCTACGCTCAAACTCCCTTTCGACATGTGGATGAAATTTTTTCCTAAACTCTTTCGGGGCTTCCAACCAGTCATCCATAGACTTAACACGCAACAACTCTTCGGGTAATTCTTGTCGCCTCCAATATTGATCTTCCTTCGGAAGGTCGTGATATGCAATGTCTTCATCTTTAGGGGCAGCGGGAAGCACAATGTGAAGCCCACAGAGCTCAATACTTTCACCAATCGAACCATTGGGGCATATGACAATACCCTGTTCATCATGTTCCTCAACATCTATTAGCATTTATTATTCTTTTCATTAGCGTGTTTCCTTCTGTGGCAATTAGCGCACCGAACTTCACACTTACGAATTTCGTTCTTTATCGCTTTTATCGAATAAGATCTACCTACCATGTCAGAAACATTACTTAGTTTTTCTCCCCTAACATGATCAAAGTCTAAGAGTATGGATTCATCCTCACCGCAGTCTGCACAGTGAAACATATCCTTTACTTTATTTAAAAACTTTCTATTCCAATTTCTCCGCAGTTTATTTCTCTTTGCACTTTCCTCTACGATCCTTTCTTTATTTTTCTTGTAGTGACGAGCTGATGCTTCCCTTTGAGCTTCTTTATCCTTGTAAGCCATGAATTAATTTATTTAGCCATTCGTTCAGCAAACCCACTGCTGTAATCATTTTCCTCTTGTATAGACCCTGTTGAAGAAAGATCTTTAACCATCTGCTCTAAACGCTGTCTTTCAACAAGAAGCTCCTTGCAATCGATGGCGGTTTGTTTTATAGATTGCAGCTCTGCCTTTCTTGCGGAACCATTTATCTCAGGATCAACAGGCTTTCGGATTTCAGTAATCATATTATCGATTGCCTCCTCCATTGATGACATTAGCCTTTTGGCTGCATCAATCGTTGTGAACTTCTTCGACTTGGACTTCGACATAAGATATATCATCAACTCTCATCCTATAAACTATATCACCATTATCTAGCTTAATCTTATAGTCTGAGTTTTTATCAAAACCAATAATATCCCCAGGGTTAACTCCTTGGTCTAATAACTCTGGGTGAGGAGTGTATACCTCAGCTACATCTCGACTTTCCTTGTAAGCAGCAATCTTAGTTATAATGCCGCTTTCCTCGACATCATCCTCCGGCTCATCTACAGGTAAAACAAAAAGCCAATCGCATAACATATGAAGCTCACTAGTATCCTTGCTTCGGTAAGCTATGCTTGCACTCAACCTACCATTAACATTATCATATACACAGATGTAGTTATCATCTCCAATGTCTAATGATTTATTTGTTGTTACATGGTGATGGAAGATTAATGTATCCCCAGGCTTAGCACCCGTATTATATTTTAAAGGTGTAGAAATTATCTCCCCGTAGGCAATACGGTTTTCAAACTCGTTATACTTGGATTCAAGATATATATCCTTATCGCCTAACTTAATTGTGTCCTCATGCTTTTTTGGCACATGGACAATAAAGTGATTTAATGCGTTCATCTATATTAAAAATTACAATCATATTCAATTAATACTGGTTGGTTCTCTACAGTTTTCCATAGAACAGAAGAGTCATTGTCCTCGATGTATATCTCGTACCTACGTACATTGTATTTGTATAAGGAGCGCTCGTCTTCCATTATGGCTGAAACATTTCCTTGCCCAGCTCTCATGCCTACATAATAAGCCATTGCGTCTTTGGGGTTTGGCCCCACGACTATCTTTCTAATAATATTTGCCATTACAATTAATTTAAACAGATATTACCAAAGAGGTCGTCACTGTCATCATTATTAAATTCATAAGCTTCGTCTAATATAGTCATAAGCTCATCAAACTGCTGCTTATTACCTACATCCCAAGAGTAACCCGCAGTATACTCAATCTCATGAAAGAAGTCTTTTCTGTCAACTCCGAAGCAAAAGATGTAGGTGAAGTCATCACTTACCCCTTCCTCCTCAGCTACTACTAAGATTTCTTTGATAAGCTTCTTTATTTTAACAACGAAGTTCTTATGGTTTTCCATTAAGCGGCTCCTATAACTGCGATGCTGCTTGGGTTAGCGTTAGTTGTAGTGAGTCTAGCATCAACGACCCATGTGGCTACACTTGAAATGGTAGCTCCGTATATTTCAATAACATCACCTTGAGCACCACCGCTTGTCGCAGAGTTGCCATCTAAAGATAATGTGTCATTGTCGTAAGAGTTTCCTGTGTTCGCTACTATTTGAACAGCCCGTTGTTCATCAGTAGTACTTTCAACAGAAACCTTACCTATAAATCTTTGAACAGTTCCGCTTGTACCAGCGTTAGCTGTAGTAATATTAAACTCAGTATTGCTTGTTGTGATAAAAAGAAACTTGAAATACAATCCCGCAGCACACGTAGGAAGTGTAACAGTATCTCCAGCTAAAGCGTTAGCGTCTATGAGATGCACTTTGCCTGAATCGCCAGCGCCAAGTGATACAGTATCGTTTACAAGATTAGTAGTTTGGTTTGTGTTTGCAAAGGTAATTGTGTTAGACGCTTGTGTTACATCGATACCAACACCCCCACTAAAAACGATTGATGTAGAGCTTCCCCCTGAATCAGCGATTGCTACTGTAGGATTAGTAGCTCCAGTTATAGTAGTGGTAACTGTTTCAAAAACAGGTAAGCCTCTATAGCCTACACTTTTTGTCGATGCGTCCCAAACCAAAACATTTGTAGAGGAGGCTCTAAGTGGAGCGTCAATTTGTAAAGCTGCCGCCTTCACAGTTGTAGACGAAACAGATAAAGCAGTATCATTACCGCTACCGTCTTGAATAGTTTTAAGTGTGCTAGATACAGCAGCGCTGTCAGAAGTCTTTAATAGACCTTGGTAGGTATTTTTTATTGAGTTGCCGGAAAGAGTCGCCATATTGTTAAATTTGTGTAGCAAATATAATTAAATGGCAAGACACCATAAGGGAAGGAAAACTAGGGAGTTTTCATACTTAAACGATAGGTACGTTAATAAGAACTACCTAAAGTATTATAAGCATGCTATCAGAGATATATCGGGGACTACAAAGCTAACGATGAATGAAATCAATGTTATGCTGTTTATGTATGACTACGAGTTCTTTACCGCTAACCATATAGCAGACGCTTTATTTCAGAGTAGGCTAAAGTTTAAGCAGAAGGTTCTCTACCCATTGCAGAGCCGGGGATGGATAGACAAGGCATTCGATAGAAACAAGGTGAGTGAAATGAATTTCTCTGAAGCGCTATTCCATGAAAGAACCACGTATAAAAATAGATACACCTTATCTCAAAAGGCGAGACTAGCCGTACAGAGATTCTACAGAAAGCTAGAGGGAGATGAGGCTATATCGATCCCCGATTAAGACTTTGGATGTGAGGCTGTTTTAAACATTGCCTTTTCGACAGCACCTGGGTGAGGCTGATACTCTCCCTTCATAAGATAGTACCTTCCTTGCTCCTCCATCCAGTGGTAACCTTTTGGTGGATCTACCTCAACCTTATCCTTAGAGATAGTTAGCTTACCACCCTTCTTGTATATCTTGCCTACTTTCATTTCTTCTTTCTTTTGATAGGAATGTTTACCCCAACAGAACCACTTGGATTAATCTTCCCATCATTAGTATAGCCCGAAACACCACCAGTAACTCTTATGCCCTTAATCTGTGTAGACGCAGAAGCGCCCCCGAAAAAACCTTGACCAGCCACTCCCCCTAGGTATGCTGAGGCAGAAGTTTTCTTTGGGGTGCGAGAAGGGATTTTGATGTTAGGAGAAGATGCTTTCTTTCCTTTACTTGTCAAATTAACAGTTGGCTTCGCTAACACTTTTAGCAACGCATCAACCTTTGTCCCTTTTTTCTTCTTGTCTTTCGGCATTAGCTATGAGAGAGATTTGTATAAATCGTCAGCAACAATGTCTAACGACTCCTTGATTTTTTTAAGATCAGCCTTCATCTCAACACACCTGCTGTCAAGAGAATCTGGGATAAAGTTATTGTTCTTGTCAACTTCTCTGTTGTTTAGTAGATACACAAGGTATATACATGCACACAACAGTAAACCACACATTACGCTTAGAAATAAAATCATAATTAAAATTTTTGTTAATAACTTGGTTAGAAGCTAACAAGCTCCTATATTAGCAGAAACAAATATACATCATTATGAGAAACATAATTCTAATAGCAGCACTAGCCTTAGCATCAATCACACAGGCTCAAGAAGACGGATTTAATGAGATTGACAACCTTCACTTTGATGACTCAAAAGAAATGGAAGGCATCGTATTTATTGAGTTCGAAACAAACCAGGATACTGAATACCTAGGTGTTTTTCGAGTTCAAGAAATTGGGGGCAACATTCCTTATGCTGCTCGTAGCACTCACCCAGAAGCATTCCCTTTTACATTTTTTTGCGAGGGAGACTTTGTAGTAATTGGTTCAGATAGTGATTACCAAAGAACTACCGTTCCATTGTACTTCTCCGTAACTGAAGACATGGCACTTGAAGAAATCGTTACCATGCAGCTTAGGTAAAAAGAAAGGGGCGCAAGCCCCTTTTTATTTTTTTAGTCTAGTCCACCAATCTCGATAGACTCATCAGTGCCACCTATCATTCTCAAAAACTCCTCTCTATCATAACCTACAGGATCTAACTCCTCAGCTTTCTTAAGTAAGAATTCTTCTTTCTTACCATAGAAGTTTTTAATCTTAGCAGAGGTTTTACTTTCATCACCGAAATTCGTTAAGCCTCTTAAGTCAGGGTTAGCATCAGCAAAAAGAGTCTCCCCTTTTATCAATTGACCAGAAAGCATCTCATCTCTTTCTCGCCTAATCTCTCTAAGCTGACGCATGACATCTTTCTTAGTTGCCTTTGGTGGGTCAGTCTCACCGCCCTCTTGCATCATCTTATAGCCACGCATCTT